AGTGCATGATGGGTTCAACTAGCAACTCATTAGACAAAGGTGGTGATAACTTTAAAAAATTATACAATGACTCGGACGTCACTCAACGAAATGCGAATGGACAAACTCGCTCTGGATTATATAGCTTGTTTATACCTATGGAGTGGAATTACGAAGGATACATTGATTCTTATGGATTACCTGTCTTCGACACGCCAAAAAAACCAATTGAAGGACCACAAGGCGATGAAATAGATTTAGGTGTAATAGAGTATTGGGACAATGAAGTTGAAGGATTGAAACAAGATCAAGATGCTTTAAATGAATTTTATAGACAGTTTCCACGTACTACTAAGCATGCTTTTAGAGATGAATCAAAAGAATCTTTATTCAACCTAACTAAAATATACGAGCAGATAGATTTTAATGAAGATCTTAAAAATTCTATAAGTGTAACAAAAGGTTCTTTTCAATGGGAGAACGGTCAGCAAGACAGTAAAGTTATATTTGTACCAAATAACAGTGGTAGATTTTTAGTAACTTGGGTGCCAGCAGTTCATTTGCAAAATAAAAGATATCAAAAAAATGGTATCAATTACCCAGGTAACGAGCATATAGGTGCCTTTGGATGTGACCCTTACGATATATCAGGTACTGTAGATAAAAGAGGTTCTAAAGGATCTTTGCACGGCTTAACCAAGTTTTCAATGGAAGACGCGCCAGCAAATCATTTCTTTTTAGAATATATAGCAAGACCTCAAACAGCTGAAATATTTTTTGAAGACGTGTTAATGGCATGTGTATTTTATGGTATGCCAATATTAGTAGAGAATAATAAACCAAGACTTCTATACTATTTTAAACGTAGAGGTTATAGAGGATTTGCAATGAACAGACCTGATAGAACCTATAGCAAGTTATCAGTAACAGAAAAAGAACTAGGCGGTATACCAAACTCTAGTGAAGATATAAAACAAGCTCATGCTTCAGCTATAGAAAGTTATATAGAGCATTTTGTTGGATTAAAAGAAACAGGTTACGGTGATGTTTATTTTCAAAAAACATTAGAAGACTGGGCTAAGTTTAATATAAACAATAGAACAAAGCACGATGCTTCTATTAGCTCTGGACTAGCTTTAATGGCTTGTAACAAACACAGATATTCACCAGTAAATAAAAGAATTTTAAAACCTGTAGATTTAGGTATCAAAAGATATGACAACAGGGGAACTACATCAAAAATAATAAGTTAAATGAATATATATACTAATTCAAATAGCGCTTTTCCAAGTCAAGTAGTTAGTGATGCTGAAAAAGCAAGCATAGAGTACGGCAGTCAAGTTGCTATGGCTATTGAGTATGAATGGTTCAAGTCAGGTAGAACTAACGGTAACGCTTATTTAACCAATTGGAATAACTTTAACACATTGAGACTGTACGCTAGAGGTGAGCAGCCTGTTCAAAAATATAAAGATGAGTTGTCTATTAATGGTGATTTGTCTTATCTTAATTTAGACTGGAAACCTGTACCTATTTTATCTAAGTTTGTGGACATTGTTGTTAATGGTATATCAGCACATTCTTATGATGTTAAAGCTTATGCTCAAGATCCTGAATCTATAAAGAAAAGAACTGAGTATGCTTCTAAGATATATGAAGACATGCTAGCTAAACAATACTTAGATAATTTAAAAACAAATCTAGGTATTGACTTATACCAAGTACCAAACCCTGATTTACTACCAGAAAGCGAAGAAGAGCTAGAGCTTCATATGCAGTTGTCATATAAGCAAAGCATAGAGATAGCTGAAGAAGAAGCTATATCCTCTGTTATGGCTCAAAATAAATACGAGCTTACAAAACGTAGACTTAATATGGATCTAGCTGTTTGTGGTATCGCAGCTGCTAAAACAAACTTTAACACAGCTAACGGTATTACTATTGATTACGTAGACCCAGCTTATATGGTTTATTCATATACAGAAGATCCTAACTTCGAAGACATATATTACGTAGGCGAAATAAAGTCTATTACAATACCAGAGCTCAAAAAAGAGTTTCCAAATATATCTGAAAGAGAATTAGAGCGTATACAACAAATGCCAGGCAATAGGCAATATGTTACTGGTTGGGGTGGATACGATGAGAATACTGTACAGGTTTTATACTTTGATTACAAGACGTATCACAATCAAGTATTTAAAATTAAGAAAACAGATCAAGGTCTGTTAAAAGCTATTGAAAAGCCAGATACGTTTAATCCACCTGAAAATGATAACTTTGAAAGAGTATCAAGATCAATAGAGGTTTTATACAGCGGCGCTAAAGTATTAGGAACTGATACAATGCTTAAATGGGAACTTGCTGAAAACATGTCAAGACCTTATGCTGATACTACTAAAGTTAAAATGAATTATTCTATATGTGCACCCAGAATGTACAAAGGTAGAATAGAAAGCTTAGTTAGCAAATGTATTGGCTTTGCTGATATGATTCAAATAACACATTTGAAGCTACAACAAGTAATGTCTAGAATAGTACCAGATGGTGTTTATTTAGATATGGACGGTTTAGCAGAGGTTGATCTAGGCAATGGCACTAACTACAACCCAGCTGAAGCGTTGAATATGTATTTCCAAACTGGTTCTATTGTAGGTAGAAGCCTAACGCAAGATGGTGAATTAAACAGAGGTAAAGTACCGATTCAAGAATTAAACTCTAGCTCTGGTCAAGGCAAAATACAAAGTCTTATAAATACATACCAGTATTACTTGCAAATGATACGTGACGTAACGGGTCTTAATGAAGCTAGAGATGGCAGTACGCCAGACAAAAGCACTTTAGTAGGTTTACAAAAAATGGCCGCTAACGCGTCTAATGTTGCTACTAGACATATCAAGCAGTCATCATCTTATTTAACTCTTAGAGTTGCAGAAAACATAGCTCTTAAAATAGCAGACGCACTAGAGTTTCCATTAACAGCTGAGTCGCTTACTAACTCTATTAGTAATTACAATGTTAACACATTGAAAGAAGTTGTTAATTTAAATCTGCATGACTTTGGTATTTTCTTAGAGTTAGAACCAGACGATGAAGAAAAAGCTCAGTTAGAAGCTAATATACAAGTTGCACTGCAGCAAGGAGGTATTGATCTTGAAGATGCTATAGATTTAAGACAGATTAAAAATCTTAAATTAGCTAATCAACTATTAAAAGTTAAGCGAAAAGCCAAAGCTAAACAAGACCAAGAAAATAATCAAGCTAATATTAGAGCTCAAGCCGAGTCTCAAGCAGATGCTAATGAGAAAATTGCAATGAACGAAGTTCAGAAGCAAGAGGCTATTAGCGGATCTAAGGTTCAATATGAACAAGCTAGAACTCAAATGGAGATTCAAAAAATGCAAATTCAAGCTCAGCTTGATCAACAAAAGATGCAAATGCAGCATCAGTTTGATATGCAATTGAAACAACTTGAAGTTCAAGGTCAATCTCAAAAAGAACAAGAAAAAGAAAATAGAAAAGACAAGCGTATAAAAATGGAAGGTACGCAACAAAGTGAAATGATAAGTCAGAGAAATAACGATGGCTTACCAATAGACTTTGAAAATCAGCCAGACGCTGGTATGAACGCGTTTATGTAAAACGTTATTTAATTATTTAATTATATTATATTATGTCAGAAGTAAAAACAAATGAACCTGTTAAACAGGAAGGTGAGTTTAAATTGAAAACAAAAAAGAAAACACCTAAAAAATTAAACCAAACAGAGGATAACGTAACTAAAGTAAATGTTAATCCTAAAGAACCTTTGATTGAATTAGAACCAGAGGTTAAAAAAGTAGTAATAAAAAAAGAAGAAGATGCCATTCAAGTCGGAGAAACAAAGGAGGTATCTGTGGAAGAACCATCCGGAGATAGCACAGAGGTGGGAGAACCTATACAAGAGTCCAACGAGACTACTGAAGGGTTTTCTCCGATACAAGAAGTAACAGAAGCTGAAGTTAAACAAGTTGAGGCAGAAGTTAAAGAAGCTATAAGAGATGAAAAAGTATTAGGCAAACCATTGCCAGAGAATATTGAAAAGCTAGTCGCCTTTATGGAAGAAACTGGTGGGACAATAGAAGATTATACTCGTCTAAATGCTGATTACAGTAATGTAGACGATAAAACTCTTTTGAAAGAGTATTATAAAAAGAATAAACCTTACTTAGATAACTCGGACGTCGAACTTCTATTAGAAGATTTTGACTATGACGAGGACATCGATGAAGATAAGGATATACGCAAAAAGAAACTTGCGTTTAAAGAAGAAGTTGCGAAAGCCAAAAGCTTTTTAGAGGAAACCAAGAGTAAATATTACGACGAGATCAAGTTGAGACCGGGCGTTACTCAGGAACAACAAAAAGCTATGGATTTTTTCAATAGATATAACAAGGAGCAAGAACAAGCTGAGCAACAGCATCAAATGTTTAAGAATAATACAAAAAAGCTTTTTAGCGATGATTTCAAAGGTTTTGATATCAATGTCGGTGAAAAGAAATATAAGTACAATATTCAAAATGTTGATAAAGTTGCAGAGAACCAGTCTAATATAACAAACCTCGTTGGGAAGTTCCTAGACGAAAATGGTAATGTTCAAGACGTTAATGGTTATCACAAGGCTATTTATGCTGCTGAAAACGTAGATAAGATTGCCGCTCATTTCTATGAGCAAGGAAAAGCAGACGCTGTAAAAGAAGTTGTAAACAAATCAAAAAACTTGAGTGACACTAAAGCTAGGACTACTCAAGGTGATGTGTTTTTAAACGGTTTTAAAGTTAAAGCTATTTCAGGCGCTGACGCTACAAAGCTAAAAATAAAAACAAAAAAATTTAACTAATAAAAACTTAATATTATGAGTTTAACTCCTCAATTTGGGACTATTATCCCATCTCAAAAGCAAGAGCTTTTGAATTCTAACTACTTAAAATTTAACGACGGTGCTGCAGCTGGCGATACAGATACTTTTGCGCAGCAGTATTTACCAGAGATTTATGAACAAGAAGTAGAGCGTTATGGAAACAGAACATTATCTGGATTCTTACGAATGGTTGGCGCTGAAATGCCAATGACATCTGATCAGGTTATCTGGTCTGAGCAAAATAGATTACACATCTCTTACGATGGATGTAGTCTTCCAAGTAACCTTACAATTAACATCAATCCTGGCGCTGCTGCAGACGTATTCAATGTTGTATCTCCTAGAGCTACTATCGTTGTTTTAGATCCAGTAACTGGTCTTGAAGAAAAATGTTTGGTAACTGCTTCTAACACTACAACTGGTGTTCTTACTGTACAACCTTATACTGTTGCTAACCTTGCTGCTTTTACAGCTACAGGATTAAAAGTATTTGTTTACGGTTCTGAGTACCAAAAAGGTGGATCAATTTCAGCTGGAGCTGCTGGCGCTAACACTGGAACTCAATACGTAAGTGTTGATCCTCAGTTTACACAATACTCTAACTCACCAATCATCATCAAAAGCCAATACGTAGTATCTGGTTCTGATATGGCGCAAATTGGATGGGTTGAAGTTGCTACTGAAGATGGTGCTTCTGGTTATTTATGGTACTTAAAAGCTGAGTCTGAAACAAGACTACGTTTTGAAGATTACCTAGAAATGGCTATGATTGAAGGTGAAAAAGTAGGTGCTGCTTCCGCTATTACAACAGGAAAAGGTACTGAAGGTTTATTCGCTGCTATCGAAGGACGTGGTAATGTAAACGTTGGTTTCACTGCTGCTGCTGGATTAGATGCTTTCGATGATATCTTGAAAAACTTAGATACTCAAGGAGCTATTGAAGAAAACATGTTATTCTTACAAAGACAAACTGCTTTGGATTTTGACGACATGTTAGCTGCAATCTCTGGCGGAACTGCTGGTGGTACTGCTTTTGGATTATTTGAAAACTCAGAAGAAATGGCATTGAACTTAGGGTTCAGCGGTTTCCGTAGAGGTTCTTATGATTTCTACAAAACAGATTGGAAATACTTAAACGATGCTTCTACTCGTGGTGCTATCGATGGAACTAATTCTATCGAAGGTGTATTAATACCTGCTGGAACATCAACTGTATACGATCAAGTACTAGGAACTAACATCCGTAGACCTTTCTTGCACGTACGATACAGAGCTTCACAAGCTGATGATCGTCGCATGAAGTCTTGGTTGACTGGTTCTGCTGGTGGAGCTTTTACATCTACATTGGATGCTATGGAAGTAAACTTCCTATCTGAAAGATGTTTAGTAACACAAGCTGCTAACAACTTTGTATTATTCAAAGGAGTGTAATTACACAGGTAATGTTTACCCTCGTTAAAACAACGGGGGTAACTGTTACCCTTATTAACTATTTAATTTTATTATATTATGGCTAAAAAAGCTAAAGCAGTAGAAACTGTTGAGGTTGCACCTCAAGAAGTAGCGGTTAAAACCGCACCAAAAACAACTAAACCAAGTTGGGAAATTAAAGATAGAGTTTATTACTTAAAAGGTAATAAAAATCCTTTAACATTAACAATACCTAGTAGACATACTAAAAAACACTCTTTATTATATTTTGACAAAGTAAATGGTAAGCAAAGAGAAATTAGATATGCTACAAATCAAGATTCACCGCTCGTAGATGAACAAAAAGGTGAAGCAACTTTAGGTCACATTATGTTTAAAGACGGTGATTTAAAAGTTCCAAAAGAAAAACAAAACCTACAAAAGCTACTTTCTCTGTATCACCCATTAAAAGGTAGAATATACGAAGAATTTAGTGCTGTTGAAGAAGCTGCTGATGATTTAAGTATTTTAGATCTTCAAATTGATGCTTTAAACGCGGCTAGAAATATGGATATAGATCAAGGTGAGGCTATTTTAAGAGTTGAACTTGGATCTAAAGTAAGCAGCATGAGCTCTAAAGAAATAAAAAGAGATTTGCTTTTGTTTGCTAGAAACAATCCACAGTTATTTATTAGCTTAGCTAATGATGATAATGTTCAATTAAGAAACACAGCTATTAGAGCTGCAGAAGCTGGTATAATTAATTTATCAGGCGATCAAAGAACATTCACCTGGGGATCAAATGGTAGAAAATTAATGAACGTACCTTTTGATGAAAACCCTTACTCGGCATTTGCTGCTTTCTTGAAAACAGATGAAGGTGTTGAGATCTATAAATCTATAGATAAAAAACTATAAAAACAAGTGATACTAATACATAGGCGGTTTCGGCCGCCTTTTTAGTATTTAAAAAAATTAATATGGCAGTAAGCGTAAATACAGTATACCAAACAGTCTTGTATATATTAAACAAAGAACAAAGAGGTTACGTAACTCCAGCTGAATTTAACAGTTTAGCAGTGCAGGTTCAAGATGAAATATTTAATTCTTATTTTCCTAACGCTAATCAATTAAACAGACAAAACCAGAATAACACACAAAACGACACTGAATTTTTTAACATGTTTGAAGAGGTTTCTTATAAATTATCTTCATTTATTCAAGAAGTAAACTTAACTCTTCAACAAGATTTTTTTTATTATCCTTCAGTAGATCCTACCACAGGACAATCAAACAGAGCTCTATATAGAGTAGGAGAAGTCATATCCACGTACACAGGTCAACCTAAATATTCCTCAATTACACAACTTGTTTCTAAAACTGAATATAGTAAAATAGAGAGATCAAAACTAACCAAGCCAACCAAGCAGTATCCTATATATTATTACACAAAAGGAGCTAGCAATAGTAATTTTTTAAAAATAAGTCCTATTCCAGATTCCGCTGTCGCTAATGTCTTGTTAAAACCTTTAGATCCAGTTTGGGGATTTCAAATTGGTTCTTTAAATCAGTATGTTTATAGTCCATCTGTTTCTCAAGATTTTGAATTAGATGTATCTGAACAATCTAATATTATAATGAGAATATTGAAATATTGTGGTGTTATAATAAATGATCCAACGATAATACAAGTTGCTGAACAAGAATCTAAAGAAGTTGAAATTAACGATAAATCTTAAATAAATGAGCTTAGTAACAGAAACAAATCAACAGTATTATCAAGGGGCTCAGATATTTATATCTGCTGCGACTTTACCAAGTCCAAACACTCAGACTTTTACTACTACTTTCGACACAGATTTATTTTTAGGCTCTTATGATCCAGCTCAAAAAGATTATGCTTTAAATAATTTTAAAATATATACTAGTTCTACTGGACTTCCTAATCCTTCTAGTTGGACTGAATATACTAATATTTATACTGTAAGCAATAATGCTATAACTTTTAGTAATTTAGCAGCCAGCACTTATATAGCTGTTCAACTAAAATCTTTAACAGGTGGTAACTATGGTGAAACTGAACAGGAAAAAGCTTATGGTGATACAGTAGAAAATAACTATGGAGGATATGAGTATATAACGCTAAACGATGCTATAGACAATTTTATGGTTGGATATGTTGGTGATGGTAAAATACTTCAAAAAGCTAAAAAATCAGATGTTTTATTTTTTGCTAAAAGATCTCTTCAAGAATTTAGCTATGATACCTTAAAAAGTATACACTCACAAGAGTTAACAATACCTGCCAGCTTAAACATTGTTTTGCCCCAAGACTACGTTAATTATGTAAGCGTTTGCTATATTGATGAACTAGGAGTTAAAAGACCTATATATCCAGCAAATAATCTTACAACTAGTCCATATGAAAATCCAATTCAAGACACAGCTGGTATTCCTATTCAAGATAATTTTGGCTCAAATATAGAAGGAACTTCTATAACTGAAGAAAGATGGAAGCAAGGAAACACTAAGATGTTAAGTCAAGAGTTTTTTAATAATTTAGATGACTATGCTTTTTGGGCTAATTATTATGGCTTTGGTACCGACGTTTTTTATGGCCAACAGTATGGCATAGTACCTCAGTATGCTCAAAGAAACGGTTGGTTCAACCCTAATTATAGAGAAGGTAAAATGTCTTTTTCAAGTAATTTAGTAGATAAATTGATCGTGCTTGAGTATATATCAGATGGTTTAGCTTATGATGGCGATAGCAAAGTACCAAAGCTAGCTGAAGATGCTTTATACGCCTCTATAATGTATAATATAATATCTACAAGAGCTAATCAACCAGAGTATGTAGTACAAAGATTTAAAAAAGACAGAAGTGCTAAGCTTAGGAATGCTAAAATAAGATTATCAAATATTAAACTTGACGAAATAGTGCAAGTTATGCGTGGTAAATCTAAATGGATAAAACACTAAAATTAAATGGCTAAAGCTATAAATACGTTTTTAAGGTCTAAAATGAATAAAGACCTTGATGCCCGTTTGATACCAAATGGAGAATATAGAAATGCAGTAAACGTTCAAATAAGCAAATCAGAAGGAGATGGTGTAGGTACAGTTGAAAATGTGTTAGGTAACACTCTTATTTTTGACTTTGAGTCTATAACAGGTGTTTCTAATTTGTACTGTATCGGATATCTATCTGACGACGTTTCTAATACTGCTTTTGTATTTTTAACAGATAACACTACAAATGCTTATAAACCAACTGGTATTGGTTCAAATCATTTTATTTTTGCTTGTAATCCAACTGCTAAAGACCCTGTTTTATTAGTTACTGGTCCTTTTTTAAATTTATCTCAATTAAATCCTATATATGGAATTAATTTACTAGAAGGTCTATTATTTTGGACTGATAATAGAAATCAACCAAGAAAAATAAATATTAATTTAGCAAACCCTCAAGGAGAGATAAACACTGCCACTTATTATACAAGTGAAGATCAAATATCTATAGCTAAGTATAATCCATACAGCTGTATGCAGCTTTACAAAGAAAGCTATTTAGCCTCAGGTGATAAATATGAGTCAACAATGAAAGATGTTAGCTCTTTATTTTATCCTAATGGCGGAAAAGGAAGTGTTGCTACAAGTCAATTAACTGGACAAACTACAGTAGTTTTAAAAGCTTTTGTAGGTGACATACAAACCTCTAATTCCTTATATGGTGGCGCCAAGGTTGGCGTAACAAACGGTTTTACAGGCGAGATAGAAACACCAGCTTCTCTAGTTGGAGCAACTGTAGACAGTTTTAGTTTTGATCCTGCTTTAAACGAGTGGACAATAACCATAACAGGAGGAACTTTTCCAGCTTTGGAAACAAATCAAGACGTTGTTTTAAATCCAAACCCATACTATAACCCAGCTTTTCCAGGAGACGAGGATTTTTTAGAAGATAAATTTGTTAGATTTAGCTACAGATTTAAGTTTGAAGACAACGAATATTCAGTGTTTGCACCATTTACTCAAATAGCTTTCATACCAAAGCAAGATGGCTATTTTATGTATGTAAAAGAAAATTCTTTAGGTTTAAAATCTTTTGATGATCAAGCAGATGCTTATAGAAGTACAGTTGTTTACTTTGTTGAAAATAAAGTAGATAATATTATATTAAGAATACCACTTCCATTTGATAACTTCAACATAAGTGATAGTCTAAAAATTAAAGAAGTAGACATACTTTATAAAGAAGCCCAGGGTTTAGCTGTAAAAGTTGTAGATACTATACCTGTTTCTGATATAGGAAACTCTGCGGGAAAATTTAAAGTAGTGAGCAACACGACAGTAGGAGGTGTTTCTCAGCTTGTAGTAAGTGATATACAAGGCGGAACGCCAGTAGGTGGTTTAGTCACTGGCTTTGGAATAAGTGGAAAACCTAAAATAGCACAATTTACACCAACAAACCCTAATAATCCTTCTAGTGGTGGAACAATAAAATTAGATTTAGAAGAAACAGGGATTATAGCCAATAGTGTTTTACAAGTAAATGAAGTAAATTATTATAATTATAACTACCAGTCAAAAAAACCATTTAAAACACTACCAGAAAATAATTTAACTAGGGTTTATGACAAAACTCCTGTAAGAGCTTTTGGTCAAGAAATATCAGGAAATAGAGTAATATATGCTAATTACCAAGATAAGCATACTCCTCCTGAGTTTTTAAATTACAATGTTGCTGTTTCTGCTAAAAGTGATTTTGAGCTTAACAGAAAAGAAACTAGTACTACAGGTACTTTTACAGGAAAGACTATTAGTCTATCTACAGCTTCACCTGCTGTAGTGCCTGAAGTTGGTGATTTTGTTACAATTATATCTGGAACAGGGACTATACCCGCTGAAACTCAAGTAACAGAAGTAAGCGCTACGAATCCTTCAAGCTCTATATCAGTAACTCTTAATAAAGATGTTACAAACGTTACGGCGTCTGATTTACTTCTTTTTCAGCCAAGTGGAGACATACAAGACACGACGAGTATTGTAGAATATCCTAATAGTACTTTAAAACAAAATAGAAACTATCAAGTTGGTGTTGTATTATCTGATAGATACAGTAGAACCTCGGGTGTTATACTATCTAGCAATAGATCTGTTATTAACGTAGGGTCGCAGGCTTTTTCAGGATCTACTATATACTCTGCTTATTTAGATGAATCAGTTGTGATGCCAGGTTGGCCTGGTAATTCTTTGAAATTACTTTTCAATGAAACCATAAACTCTGTAAAAAACCCTTTAACTGGAACACCAGGGCTTTACAATGGAGATCCTACTAGCGCGAATTATAATCCGCTAGGTTGGTATTCTTGGAAGATTGTAGTAAAACAAACAGAACAAGAGTATTATAACGTTTACCTACCAGGAATAATGGCGGCTTATCCTGAAGATAATACTTTAGAATTAGGTAGTACATCTCACACTGTTTTAATTAATGATAACATAAATAAAGTTCCAAGAGATTTAAGCGAAGTCGGACCACAGCAAAGACAATTTAGAAGTTCTGTGCAGTTGTTTGGTAGAGTTGAAAACACTAATATCGCTATAACCTCAGCTAACACTAACATAGGAGCAGCTAATAAACCTTATTACACAGAAAATGAATCTGATACTGTTTCTATAATATCTACGCTTCAGGATTTATTTGATTATGAACCTATTAACCCACCTAGACCTAATTATTTTCCTCAATTTTATTCTTTTGAATCAAATCCTCTTATAGCTAGAATAAGTACAGAATCTAAAATAGGTCAAGTATCAACAACTAATTACAATACAATTAGTTTTAAAATAGCATTGACTGCAACTACGGATTTAATAAGAATAAAAGATATTTCTGGAGGAGACGGCACTGCGAGTCTTGGTATAATTCCAGGTGATCCAGTTATAGGAGATTTTTCAAATGAAGTAGTGGTTGGACCTAATGGTTATACACAAGGAGGATCAGTAGGTTCACCTACAACTATAACCTCAGCTTCTCAGACTAATGAAATAATAGTTGCTAGCACTTCAAATATAACCTCAGGAAGTATAGCTGTAGCGAATGGTATACCTTCTGGTACCTCTGTAATAGGTATTAATTCACCTACAATAACTTTATCTAATACAGTAAATGTCGGAGCTGCTACTGATGTTGAGTTTTTTAACGCAGACACATTAGATCTAAGCGAAGTAGTTTCTGTCCAAGTAGATGAAAACGCAACTGTTAGACCAGCTTCTAATCCTGGTCTTCAGTATTTAGCTGTTTATGAAACAGAACCAACAGAAAGCTTATTAGATATATTCTGGGAAACTTCTTCTTCAGGTCTTATATCAGACTTAAATAATGCTATATTAAATGATTCTAATGGTGGAGCTGGTCTTAGTGATATAAATACTAGCGTATTCAATGAAGGTATACAGGCTGGTGACAACATATCAACAACTCCTTTCTCTATATTAGATAATTTTGGATCTCAAGTTCCTTTTGCAGATATAACTAGTGAATTAAAGCTAGTAAGTGCTTTTAACGCTTTAGGTGAAGCTGTTAATAATGTAAGTCAGGGTCAAGCAACTACAAACTATTTTGAATTAGTTCCAGTAACTGCAGGTGTTAATTCTTATAATATAATAGTAACACAAACATACTTTAATAATATATACTTTGGAGAAAATGATACATCTAGCGGAGAATTAAGAAGAAATTTTACACTAAACTTAAGGGCTTCTGTAAATAATTTAGAGTCTAATTACTCTATAGAATTAAGTTTAGCTAATATTCCACCTAATATTACAAGCCCAAGTAATGGAGATCAATTATCAAAAAATACTACAGACGAAATAGTTGCTACTGTTGTAGCTGTTAATGGAGCAGCGGCAAACGTGCAGCCAAATGATTTTAATGTTGATTTTGCTCTTAATTCATGTGAAATTACTGCAGTAACTAACTCTGCTGGGCAAAACGTCTTACCCTTAAACTATTTTAGAATACCACAGCAAGGTTCAATTCTTAACAACACAAGAAGATGGAATGTATTTAATAATTTATTTGATCAAAACCCTCTTATTCCAATCGACACTTATAACATAACAACTAGAGTTAAAGACGCGGGTGGCGTACAAGATTCTGTTTCTGTTAGTTTTAGTATTAATTATGGCGCTAAAGTTAGAGGTGTTAAACAATTTAGTTATAGATGGGCTGTTGGTCACACTGGAGAAGGCGGAGGTTTTAACAATGACTGGTGGTATCAAGATATAACTGTTTTTGAAGTTTTTGATGGAGCTGGATCGAATCAACAAGGTTTTTATTTATATAACGGCCCATGGAGCAGTGAAACAACGTTTCAAAATTACACTTACAATTACAACGGGCAGACTTATCAGCCTGTTACTGCTAATAAATCATGGCCAAATAATTTACCTGTTTTATCAGATAGACCTAGTTCTTGGCGTGTTTATGGGCCTCAACTAGATCCATTGTTAGGTAATATTGGAAGCAACAATCAAATAACCGTAGATCACACTACGTCTAATACTCCTGTTACAGCGCAGAATTTAGGAACACCTGCAGCTGGAAATAATTTTTTATTGTTTTCTCAAGCAAGCACAGGAGGCTCGGAAGCAGCAGTTATTCAAGCTTGGAAAGATCAATTTAGCTCTTTCCCTATTTTATCTATACAATTTCCAAACATCAATCCACCTCCGTTTGTACCTAGACCTGGTAATTACTACTCGCCTAGTGTTGCTGCCGGCCAAAATGGACACGTTCTTGTAGATTGGGACGCCCTTGATTTACTTCCAGCGCCAGGATTTCCAGGAATTATAATTGATGATGCTAATGGTTATAATATAAGTAACTTTTCTTGGACCGTAATTTAAAAAAATAATAAGTAATAATCATAAATGGGAGCAGTAATAGAAATTAAATACTTTAACTCGTTTGTTTTAAACAAAACAAATAGCTCTGACGAACCAATATGGAACGGATCTAAAGGTATACCAGCTGATATAGGCGGGTATCCTGTAATCTCTAACGCTATTACTAGCCCTGATTCTGATAGTTGGATATTAGAAGAGTCTAGAATTAGAGGTGGATATAACAATACATCTACTGACTATGGCGCTAGAGCCTACTTAGTTGAAGAAAATTCAAGTGCTTCATTTAGAATTGCTTCTATGATATACTCTGGAATATTTAATTCTAGAACAGGTATAAATAACTCTAATGTTTTTTCAGTAGCAGAAGACATAACTAAAAGCGCTAATCCAATAAAAGGATCAATACAGAGACTTTATGCTGAAAATTCTAATTTAATTATTTTTCAAGAAGAAAAAGTATCTAGAGCGTTAATAGAAAAAGATGCTATATATAGCGCTGAAGGTGGCGGTAGTATTACTAATGCTAATTTAGTTATTGGGACCATACAGCCCTACTTAGGTGAATATGGTATAAGTAAAAATCCTGAAAGTTTTGCTGTTTATGGTTATGATAAGTATTTTTCAGACAAAAATAACAATGCAATACTAAGGCTTACTAATAGTGGCATCGTAGAAATATCTGCATATGGCATGAAAGATTTCTTTAGAGATCAATTAAACTCTATTGATACCGCTAGTTCTAGTGGAATAGTATTAGGTGGTTATAATGTTTATAGCTCAGAGTATACAGTTTCATTGCAAAAAAACCCTGTAACTCAAGCAGATGAACCGTACAGTACCACTTCTTTCGACTCTAAAGTAAATGGTTGGCCAACATTTTTCACATACCAGCCAGAGCAAATGTTTAGTATACAGAATAAATTCTATACAGTTAAATCTGGAGGTTTGTATCAGCACTATGTAACCGAGACAGCTGTTGGGTCTATTGTTAATAGAAATACTTTCTATGGAATACAAGAACCAAGTTCTATAACATTTGTTGTTAATGATCGTCCTAGTTCTTCTAAAACTTTTCAAGCTATAGGATATGAAGGTAATAGCGGATGGCAAGTTAATAGTTTTACTTCTGATTTTACAGGAAAAATAATTGATCCTAATGGATCTAGTTGGGATAAAACGTTTGATGTAACTACACCGCCTCCACCTTTAACTGGTCCAGCTGTTAAAAGTTATTATGAAGGTGAATATGTTATTGTAAATTCTACAGCCATAACAAGTGAAGCTTCAACGAATACCACGGTTACACTTTCTAGTTTCACTGAAACACCAGCTGTAGGGGCATTAGTAAGCGGAGTAGGTGTAAGCGACGGAACTACAGTTGTTAGTTTTGTTTTAGGAACAGGAACGCTTACTGTTAGCCAAAACTTAAATGTAACTCAATTTGAAACTTTAAGTTTTAACTTAGTAGTTAATAGATCTGGTTATAATGCTGCATTTGGAACTACAACTCCAGCTTACCCAAAATACTATTGTGGTTTTACTATAAAAGAAAATAAATATGTTGCGAATTTAATTAACACAAGTTCAGCTAATGAAAAAGAAGTTATATTTGGACAGAGTGTTAGTGGCATAAAAGGTTTTTACTCTGATGTTACAGTAGCTACAGATACAACAACAGACCCAGGTGGTGAAAAACAATTATTTAACGTAACTACAACATATACTTCTAATAATGGATATTAATAATAAAAATATAAAAAAATGGTAGGAGCTATAATAGGCGGCGTAGCTAGTTTAGCTGGTGGTATATTTGGGTCTAATAAGGCTAGAAGAGCAGCTAAAAGAGCTCGTAGAGAAGCTGCTAAGCTAGAAAAAAAATTAACTGAACTAGAAAAAAATCGTCAAGAAATAATTAATCCTTACGAAGGTGTTCAGGATTTAAGCTCAATGCTTAGTAATCCTTTTGCTAATTTAAGCGTAGCTACTCAAGCAGCTGAAATACAAATGGAACAAAGTGATATTGCTTTAGCTAATACTTTAGATACTATAAGAGCTACAGGCGCATCAGCAGGTGGAGCTACGGCTTTAGCTCAAGCTGCTTTACAAGCCAAAAAAGGTGTAGCAGCTAGTATTGAAGGTCAGGAAGTGGCTAATGAAAAACAAAGAGCAGCTGGTGAAGCTACATTGCAGCGTCAGCAAATGTCTGAACAACAAAGGCTACAACAAGCGGATGTTGCTGGTAGACAGTTTGTATTTGGAGCTACAGAGCAAAGAGAACAACAACAATTAGATAGAGTTTCTAATCAAATATCAGCATTAAGAGGTCAAGCTGCTTCTGCTAGTAGAGATAGCACGGCTGCTTTAACCGGCGGCATTGGAGCTGCGGCTAGTTTACTAGGAGGAATTGGAGCAGGTTCGAATTCATAAAATATAAAAATGGAGAATAAAAACATAACATATAATCTGTCTATACAGCAAGCTAATAAAAGTAACGCGCTAGCTTACAACGAAGATTACGTTGCAGCTAACATTGACGCTTCTTTTAAAATACTAGACAATGCTTACGCCAATACAGGTAAGATGTATGCTAAACTAAAAATGGCTATACAATCAGGTAAATGTTTAGATGAAAGCTGTAATTATGAACATGAGCAAGTAAAGAGACTAGATGAAGCTCCTCAGAAGTCCATAGAGTTCTTACAACAGGTCGTAGACGAGCTTTCTGTAACAGAGGATAATTACTATGATGTTAACAACGATTACTCTTTTATGGTCGCTAATTGCATTATGACCAATAAGCCTGGTTTTTCTAAGACAGAAGGATATAATGTTTATTTAAATCTTATGCAAGATGGTTCTCAGGAAATAGTATTTGAAGGACCTTTGTTTGAAAAGCCTTTAGTAATTAACAACAATACGCTTAGTGCTTTACTAGAATCAAATACTAGTCTTGTAGTTGAAACTCCAGATGTAAATGCAGACATGCTAAAACTATTAGTTGATAGCGGTGTTTTAGCAGACGGATCTGCAGATGAAGAAGGCAATTTATTACCAGAAGCTTCTTTGTCTGAAGAGTTTGTTATGAAAAATGTAGACGGATCTTTTGACTATGAAATAATAGACATAGGCGGTGGTAAAGGTAGAAACGTACTTAAATTTGATTTAGATAAAATTAAAAGAAAAGCACAGCCATTTGTAAATGCTGAAGTAGCAGGCTTGTTACAACAAGAACAAAGCGTTGTAGCTGCTTGGAACGTTTTTATTGGTCAAGGATCAAGTGTTGAAGAAGATGATCAAATGGCACAAAATGCAAACGCAGGCAGTGTTGCTTGGGATTACAAAGAAGTATTACCTTTGTCTCAAAAAAATAAAGAATTATTTGAAAGCAAATACGGAGATTATTTTATGAATAATTACTTAAAGCAATTTACTACAAACAAGCTACCTACAGTAGGGGCAGACGCTGCTGTATTTGATTTAGCAGAAGCTAAAAAAGCTAAAGCTCAAAAGTTTATTGACGATAACCAATTATAAATTAAATTAAATGCTGTTAATAGAAAAAGTACAGGAATTACAAGCAATTCAACCTCCTCTTGATCCTACAGAAATGAACAGAAGGATTGCAGAATGGAAAAAACAAACTGGTTACAAAGCACCAGAAGCAATAGAGGTTAAAGAAGTAAAGACACAAGACTTCCCGGAAAAGGATCCGAACGAGAAGTCGCAAAACAATACAGGGTCCGTAGTTTCAGATTCTGGAAGTGGCAAGCCGACTTTTACTTCAATGTACGACGAAGATATAGTAGCTCAAAACAGCCTTAATAAGATAAATCAAAATATAGAAAGAGGCATAATAGCAGATGCTCAAAGAGCTTTAGCTACTTCTCGAGTTTCATTTGAAGATCCTTACGCTGGATTTGATGAGCTGATTGAAGAAGAAGGCATTGGAGAGGCTGGTAAAATTGATTTACAAAAAGCCGAAGCTGTTTTACCTGTAGTAGATAAATCAGAAAGAGTTCCAGATCAAGTTAGAAGTTTTATAGAAGCAGAGGCTTTAAGTAAAGAGCAATTTGATAGCCTGCAAAATGAGTTTTTTAATAATGAAGATTTATTTAAGCCTATTACTAGAACACGATTAGCAGAAGGCTCAGCAGGTAGTGGTATGGATATTAAAGCCGGTTTAATGACACCTGGCCTACAAGAACAATACACTGTTTATCCAAACCAAGCAGAATTAGATAAAGCTAAAAAACAACTATTAGAAAAACCTAGAAAGAAAGGCGATCCAAAGCCTACTCAAGAAGATATAGAATATAGAGCTAGACAAAACATGTTTAACGCTAAGGCTAGAGACATTAGAATGTCTAATGCTACTGATTGGCTGTTTAATATAACGGACCCTGAAGAAAGAGCTAAAGTAAGAGAAGAAATAGGTGGTTATATAGTTGAGAAAAAAGATAAAGCTACTTGGGAAATAGATGACTATGCTAAAGATTTAGAATTTGATTTAAGTAAATTTAAAGAAAGTTCTCTTGTTAGTGATTTTAAAAATTACACTAAAGGCTTAAAAGAAAAACAAAAGGCTATAAAGACTCTTCAAGATAAAATTGTTGAAAAACAAAAAAAAGGTTTGCCTGTAACTGAAGATCTTTTGAAATATAGAGAAATATCTGAAAATTACAAAAACTTTGTAGGTTCTTATAATAAGCTTGGAGCTAATCTAAGAAATGAGCAAATGGATCTTGAAAATAGAGTTTCAGAATACACTGAAATGGTTTCTACTATAAAAGAATCAGAAACTCAATTAGATGCTTTAAAGAGAATTTATAACAAAACAGATAAAAGATTTACAGATTTAGGATTAGGTTTCGCTGGATTATTTTCTAATAGTACTGCTTTTTTGGAAACTGCTAGCAATTATCTTGGTGCTAAAACAATAATTTTAGACGAAGAAACTAAAACAGTAAAAGAAGCAGAGGGTTCTACATTTTTTCAAGATGTAGCTAAAAAAGTATCTAAAGCAAAAGAATTTGCTGCAGAGAAATATTACAAACCAATAACTTTTGATAAAGCTTTTAGTAGTTTAGAGAACTTTGGTGAATATGCTATAGATCAAGTTGTAGCTCAAGCACCTATATTTGCCGCAATTGCATCAGGTAATGCAGGTATGCTTGGTGTTTCTGCTGCTTCAGCTGGTGAATATCAAACCAGTAGACAGCTAGAAGCTAAACAAATTGGAGGTAGAAAATACGATAAAGATGCTGTTTTTCTTCAATCATTAGGTTTTGGAGCCGCTGAATACGCTTTTGGTGTAGCACCTACTTCTTTGATATTAAGAGGTTTTGGAAAAAGTAGTACTGAGCTTGGCAAAAGAAAATTGTTTGATGGCTGGAAAAATTACTTTAAATATGTAAAAGAAAATGGAGCCTTAGATATAGGTCTAGCAGCTGCAGATGCTTTAGGTGAAGGTTTAACCACAATAGCTCAGAACGGTATAGATGGTAGACCATTAGGTGAAAATGTAGCAGAGTCTATTTTTTCAGGTGGGATGTTTGGTGCTACTTTTGCAGCAGCACCGTATTTTAAAGGAGCTTTTGCTGCGTCTTTAAGTGACTACAGTACAACTTCTGATTATAGAGCTAATCTTAAAATGATGCAAAGTTTACAAAACGCTATAGATTCACCGTTTACATCTAAACAAGACAAAGAGGCTTTTGAAAAACAAAGAAAAGAACTAGAAGATCAAAATAATAAAATAGTAGAAGATAGAATAAATTTAACTACTAACAACCTAAACAAGCAGGGTGGAGAGTTGCTGTCTGCTTCTATGAAACGGCAAGAAGAACTTAGAGTTCAAGCCGAGGCTTTAGATAATAATGATGCAATACCAGCTGATCAGAAAAAAGCAATGATTAGCGCTCTTCAAAACGAATTTAATACATTAGAAGCTGGAGCAGATAAGTTTAAAAAAGCTTTTACCAACACCTTTGGTCTTTTAAAAACTACAGAGCAAAACAGATTAAAGACTGAAGCCACTAGATTACTGCAAGTTGATGGCGTTCAAGAACCGTCTGGAACTCAAATAGCTAGAAAAGCAGAGCAATTGCATGTTAAAGAAAAATTAGAAAACACTTTAAAGTCTGATAAGTCTACTTTAAAAGCAATGGCTGGAGCTGGTATAGATGTTAAATACAATGTTTCTGACACCAACAAGCAGGCTATTGATGAGTTTACCAAAATGATGAATGCTAGAGCGGCAGACTCTAATAATAGTATTACAGAAGAGCAAGCTAAAGCGGAAATAGATAGATTTACAGAAGGAATAAAAAGTGGTAGATTAAATGGCTACAACGTGTCTTCAACTAATTTAAAAACTGGTAAAAAAGTATATGACTCTATTACATCTGTTCAAAACTCTATAGCTAATGAAAGAAGCCAAACAAGTCTTCACGAGCTTGGACATGTTATACTAACTGAGGCTTTAGGTATTGATTCTGCGGCTTTTAAAGAAGGCTCAGATCTTATTCTATCTTATTTAAAAGAAGCAAACCCAGAGGCTTACACTAGAATTTCAACTAGAACAAAAGGTCAAGGCGCTGATGAAGTTTTTACTGTGTTTTTTGAAGAAGTTGCAGATGGTAAAATAAAATTAGACAAAGCAAAAGGTACAGGATTTTTAGGTTATTTAGGATCAATGCTTGGAACAGCTACATCGCAAGCGTCAAAAACAGATTATAACTACAATTTTAAAGGAGAAACTGATATAATTAAGTTTTCTAAAGAAATAGGTAGAAAATTAAAAGATGGTACTTTAACTGTTGGTGATGTAAAAACAATACAAGAAGAAGGTTTAGCAGGAAAAACAGAAGTTCCAGTTCAAGAACTTGATGAAGTAGTTGTTACAGCTCAAGCTGCTAGTACAGAAAGCAAAGCTAGTATTGAAGTTAAAAATAGAGCTCAAGAATTAATAATAAAATCTAAGTCTGAAGAAAAACTAACAAGAAAAGAAGAAGCAGATTTACAGACTCAATTAGAGATTTTAGCTTTAGACGCTTTAGGTTTTAAGCAAGGAAAAGGAACAGCAACCAGACAAGAAGCTTTAAGCTTTGTTAATCAATACATACCAGGCATAGTAAGAAGATTTGATCCTAAAAGAAACCTTCAAATATCTACTCTTTTATTTAGAAATATAAGTCCTAAAAAACAAAGGTTTTATGGTGAAGAATTACAACTTGAAAAAAGAGGTGTTGAATCTAGTTTAGCAGATGAAAGAGTTGGAGAATTAACTACTGAAGAAACTAAAACTGAAACAGTTGATATAGAATTAGCTAAAAAACCTAGCGAAACTACTAGGTTTAATGAAAACTATATTGATTCGGCATTTAAAGAAAACAATGATACTAGCAAAGAGGGTATTGAAAATAAAATAACAGAAACTGTAACTGAGTCTTTTAAAGACAGACCTGTAAAAAACTTTAAAGAAACTGGTAAAATACCTCAAGCTTTAGCTAAATTATATGCTGACATGTTTGGTATAAAAACGGTTAATGCTTTAATAGAAAAACAAAGAAACCTTCAAAAGCTAGATGAGCCTGGAGCTATAAGGGCTAGACAGTTTTTAATTGACAATGCTGCAACTGATTTTGCTAGACTGCCTAGAGTTAAAGATGATCTTGGAAAAGCTACTGGTATATTTCAAACAAAGTTAGGTAAAGTAATGTACAATAAAAATGGTAAACTTGTTGGTACATTAAAGCAATATAAAGATATAATACAAGGTAAAGAAATTACATTACCAGATTACAATGGTAATGAAATTACTTTTAACGCTAGAGATGCTCAAGGTAAAAAGAAACCTATATATAGAGACTCTCAACATATAACCGCTGCTTTAGATTTTCATATTAGAAACAGAGCATTTGAAACATTAGTGCCATTACAAGGAAAAAGAGTACAGCTAGGTGCTAAATTTAGCTTAGAGACGCGTCAAGATTTAAACTGGAAGAAAACTGACGAAGATATTCAAACCACGTTTGAAGTTAAAGGAAAAAAATATACTACTAGACTAGAGGAGACTGCTTTCATGGAGTTTGACGAAGGCCAAACTTATGATGACATTGATGATATAGCTAAAAAACTAGGTATACAAAAAGACTCTGAAGGTGACGATATATCAAGCTCTGAAAGATTTTATCATTTACAATTTGCAGATAAGGCTGGTAAAATGGATATAACAGGAGCTGGTAATGCAGCTGAGGTATTTTCAGTTAATATAAACGGAGTTGTAGATTATTTAAAAAATAATCCTGAAATAGAAGGAGTTATATTTACAGCTAAAGAAGCTAGTAGAATTAGACTTTACAAAAGACTGGCCGAGGCTATGGCTGATAAGTTAGGTGGTACATTTGGATTTGAAAATGACACTTTTATTGTAGCTAAAAAAACAAAACCAGAAGCTAAGCTAAGCGAGGAGGTTAAAATAACACCAGCTAGTTTAAGAAAAGCAGCTTTAGCAGCTACTGGATCTCTAACTGGAGGTACGTTTAAAAACTTCACAGTTAAAGAGCTTAAAGATATGGGCTTCGAAACTGTAGCTGATGTTAAAAGAGCATTTAATCTAAACATAAGACCTGATGATAATAGACCTATAACTAGTTCAGGTTTTAAAGCTTTAGGAGGTAATGTTCAGGTAATGACAAATGCAGTCAATGAATTCTTAAAAGAATTTCCTCAATATAGGGAAATTATAAGAAGATCTACCACTAGTTCTATGAAAAGAAATAGTATGGTTGGTGCTACTTATTTTGATAAAGTTGTACCTAAAGTAGAAGGTAAATTTGATATTATAAAAAGAGATCCATACAAAGGTAAAGATAAAAAACTTACCAAAGGTTTTGTTAAAAAGACTAACAGCAAAGACTACTTAAGAGATCAATATAGTAAGTTAAAATACCTTGAAAATTTTTGGATTGATGTTCAAAGTTATTTAAAAGACAATAAAGATCAAGCTTTTATGTTTGAACAAATGCTAGATGATTCTCAAAACAATATGGGTAGTTTAATGCGTATATCTCCTCCTATATTATTTTTGCCATTAAAAAATGGTAAAATAGATTTTACTAGTATTATAAGAGAAGAACATAATTTTCCAGCTAATCAAGTTGGTAGTATGTTATTAGACGCTGCCATGAAAGGTAATGTTGAAGAAGCATTTAAAGTCGTAAGCGCTGCTTATATGCAAGGACCGCTCATAATGAGTGATGATAATAAAATAGATGTTGATTTTAAAAGAACTATGCCAGATTTTTTCTGGGATACAATGGTTCCAAGAATACTATCTGGTGATTTAAAAATACCTGAAGGATCTGCTTCTGTTATAAGACTATCGGAAGCGGGTGTTAATTTAGATAATTATTTATTTTTACCAGAAAACCAAACTTTTTCAGAATACTTTTTTGGAACAAATGGTCTACCTGTGCAAACTCAAAATGCTCTTCTAAAAGAATATTTCAGCGGTGAAAGTTCATTACAGCAAATAAGAGATTATGGTAAAAAAGACGCTCCAATTGTAGCCAAAGAAAACATTGTTGCTCCTATAAACAATGAAATGGCTGGCAAGCTTAGTATTGAAGGTGACAACTCTAATAACTCTATAGAAGTTGTTAAAGAGTTAAGTAATTTAGATGCCGCCGCGAGAGTTGCTAGAAAATTAAACAACCCTATTAAAAAAGCTAGAATATTTGATTTTGATGATACATTAGCTAGATCCAATAGTAAGGTTATTGTTACAATGCCTTTTTTAGAACGTGGTAGTGAAATGGCAGATATAATAGCTAGAAGATTGTTTAAAAAAGAATTTGAAAATCTACCAAGCTATAAGCAAACTTTTAACAGCTTAACAGATCAGCAACAAATAAAAGTATTACAACAAATACCTGGAGCTGTTACAGAAATAAATGCAACTCAATTTGCTGAGCAAGCTGGTGATCTTGAAGCTCAAGGCGCTACATTTGATTTTAGTCAGTTTGAAAAAGTTATTGATGGTAAAAAAGGACCTTTATTTAAAGTGGCAGAAAATATTGCTAACGCTAGAGGAACTGAAGATATATTTATATTAACCGCTCGACCACAAGCTGCAGCTGGTCCTATACAAGAATTTATGAAAGCTTTAGGTATAAATATACCTTTAGGTAATATAACAGGTTTAGGAGATGGAAAAGCTTCAGCTAAAGGTAGATGGGTTGCTAGTAAAGCTGCAGAAGGTTATAATGATTTTTATTTTGCAGATGACGCCGTTAAAAACGTAGCAGCTGTTAAAGAGGTTTTAGATCAAGTTGATGTAAAATACAAAGTGCAAATAGCTAAAGCTAGTAAAGAAAATACTTTTAACACTATAGTCAACGATATGATATTTGATTCTTCTGGAATTGAAACATATAAGCAATTTTCAGCTGCAAAAGCTAAAACAGTTGGTGCTAACAAAGGTAAGTATAATTTCTTAATACCTGCATCGGCAGAAGACTTTACAGGGCTACTGTACAAAATGTTAGGTAAAGGCAAGAAAGGCGATGCTCAAATGGCTTTTCTTAAAACAAACTTGTTAGATCCATACATGAAAGCTGAAGACACCGTTGTGCAGGCTAAAATGGCTGCAGCTAATGATTTTATGGCGTTAAAGCAAGAGTTTCCAGGTTTACCTAAGACATTTAGAAAAGAAACTGGTATTGGTGGTTTTACATATCAACACGCTATAAGAACTTATATTTGGAATAAACAAGGCATGTCAATACCTGGGCTGTCTAAAGCAGATATTAGAAAATTAAGTAAGTTTGTAAAAGACAATACAGATCTTAGAGTTTTTGCAGATCAATTAATAACTTTACAAAAAGGTAAGTTATATCCTGAACCTGGTAAAGACTGGTTAGGTGGTAACTTAACTACAGATATTATTGGTGGTATAAACAAGATCAGTAGAGCAGAAGCTCAGCAAGAGTTTAGAGAGAATTTAGATATTATATTCTCACCTGAGAACTTAAGTAAAATGGAAGCTGCTTACGGTACAAGATGGCGGCGAGCTATGGAAGATAGTATACGTCGTATGAAAGCAGGTACTAATAGACCAATAGGAAGCAACCCTGTAACAGAAAAGATATTTGACTGGCTAAACAACTCAGTCGGTGCTGTAATGTTCTTAAATACAAGATCTGCATTGCTACAGACTATCTCTGCTGTAAACTTTATAAATTGGGGTGATAATAATATTGTAGCCGCAGGTAAAGCGTTTGCAAATCAGAAACAATACTGGAAAGACTTTATGTCGCTTATGAACTCTGATTATTTAGTGCAACGCCGTAATGGTCTTAAGATTAATGTAAGTGAATCTGAAATAGCAGATGCAGTAAAAGATTCTAAAAACAAACCAAGAGCTGCTATTGCTTTCTTACTTAGCAAAGGTTTTGTTATGACAAGGTTTGCTGATAGTTTTGCTATTGCTTCTGGTGGAGCTACGTTCTATAGAAATAGAATAAAGAAGTATATTAAAGAAGGTATGGATCAAAAGCTTGCAGAAGAAAAAGCATTTGATGACTTTAGAGCATTAGCTGAAGAAAACCAGCAGTCAAGTGATCCGTCTAAAATTAGTATGCAGCAGGCATCAGCCGCAGGTCGTGTAATACTTGCTTGGGCAAATACTCCGATGCAGTATGCTAGAATACAAAAAAGATCTGCACAAGATCTTATTGCAGGTCGTGGCGACTGGAAGACTCATGTGTCTAAAATAGCTTATTACGGTTTTGTACAGAATTTAATATTCAACGCGCTGCAGCAAGCTTTATTCGCCATAGGATTTGGTGATGACGATGAAGATGAAGATCCAAAGAAAAAAGCACGTGCTGATAAGAAAATAGCTAGAGTTGCAAACGGTATGATTGACTCACAATTAAAAGGTTTAGGTATTGCAGGTACAGCGGTTTCAGCTGTCAAGAATATGATAATTAAGCTATACGATGAGCACGGTAAGAAAACACCTGAGTATGAAGCTGCGTCAGTTGAAGCTCTAGGATTTTCACCACCACTTAACTCTAAATATAGAAAACTAGTAGGCGGATTAAAAAGCTTTAGCTGGAATAGAAAAGAAATGAAAGAAAAAGGCTTTAGCCTTGACAATCCAGCTTATTTAGCAGGTGCTCAGATTATATCTGCTTTTACAAACGTGCCTGTTGATCGTGTTGTTAAAAAAGCAAACAACGTTAGAGGTTTATTAAGTAATCAAACAGAGACTTGGCAAAAGATTGCATTAGGTTTAGGTTGGGGTACTTATGATATTGGTTTACCTTACTATGGAGGTTGGGATAAACCTAAAGATCCAACACCTGAAGAGATTAAACAACGTGAGTTTGATACAATGAAAAAAGATACTAAAACATCTGATCAAGTACAAATGCTATTAGATTTAGGTCTTGATAAAAAACAAATTAAAGCATTGCGTTATGAAGACGCTAGAGTTAAAAAAATAATTGAACTACAAAATAAAAAGAAAGATGGCATCACCACTATACGGAAAGATAAGTAGCGCTTGTAAAGCTGCAGCAAAAAGAAAATTTAAGGTTTGGCCTAGTGCTTATGCTTCAGGTTGGGGCGTAAGATGTACTAAAGCTGGTGGACCTAGTAACTTCGGAGGTAAAAAGAAAAAGTAATGGCTTATTCACAAAAAACACCTATGATGCATTGTGCTGCTACAGTTATGCACTCAAAACCTTGGAATAAAATGCGCAATAGAACTGCTGCTGTTTCTGGTAGAGGAGATGGTAACAAAGTAGGTTTAGCTCATGCAGAAGAAAAAAGATCTCCACTTAATAAACAAAAAGGTGGTG